AACCCATGAGCAGTGTCGTAATCACTAGTCGAACCGTAAGCACGTGATAAGAAATACACATTAGCTCCAACAACGTTAGATGAAGCAAATGCCTTAAACTGGAATGTATATTTAGTGGTTGGTAACACTGAAAATCGCAATGAACCGGCGGCAGAAGTTGCATTCTGCGCTGTATTGAGATATAGTAGCTTTCCAGTACCATTTTGGTAGAAAGTGTGGGTAGTTACTAATAGTTTTCTATCGGTTGCGCCCCACGCCATTAGTTGCCAACCTTCTAATGAATCTGAAAAGTTACTAGAGTAAGGTATTAAGTTGACATTATTAGCGTCTTTCTTAGAAACCTTGCTGGCAATCATACCATCTGTTTGCGTTTGATAAGTCTCAAAATCGCTAGAAGAAACTTTTGAAGCAATGTCTTTAGCTGTTTGCGTCTTATCTGTCTGGTAAGTTCCGTTATCAACCTTCGATTCGATTAACTTGCTAGTTTGAGTTTGGTAAGTTGTAAAGTCAGCTTCTTTAACTGTTTCTGCGAACTGACTAGCAGTTTGTGTCTGATACGTCGTGAATGTATCATTAGAAACTTTTGTACCTAAACCACTTTCTAGCTCTGCAATGGTTAAGGTTGAGCCACCTTTTAGTTTTGTGATTTCAGCAGTGGCGCTAGTGGCAGTGTCAAGAGCACTGTCGGCTTGCGAGGAAGCTTCGGAAGCGCTCTTAGAAACTTCTGAAACAGCACTTGCCTGTGAAGCAATCTGGCTATTAGTATAATCAACAGCAGACTGTGCTTGACTGGCCGCCTGACTTGCTGTTGAGGCCGCTTGACTAGAAGCACTAGCGGCACTCGTAAACTTACCGTCTGTATTATTCTTTAGGGCTGTTTGTATCTTTGCAAGTTCGGAATTATAGGTGTCTTGATAATTCTTATAAGTCTTTCGATCTACATCACTGGCGTGATCTGGATCTGTCAATACATCAATCATGAACTTGTTTAAATTATTATATGCGGTGATTAAAGAATCTGTATTGATTCCTTCGTCCTTTGCATTTTGAACAATTACATTATATTGTGACGTTAATCCCGCAAATTGTACGACATTATTTTGTTTCTCAATCACAGACATCAAATTAGGGTCATTTAAATCTGTGACCCCCTTAACAGCAGTGTTCGCCGTGTCTTGTGAATCTTGTGCTAATTTTGTCGGATTAGTAATGTTGACTTCAACGAAAGCACTTTTTGTCAATACTTCACCTTCTTCTTAAACGTGTAGCTAATCATCAGAGCTATTACTGTTTTCCCCGTTACCATCATTGACAACTGGCATAGGCTCTCTTATCGTTAGTCCAGAGTTATAGACATACTGCCCGTCAACCGAGCCATCAGGTTCTGTTACTTTAAATGTTTGAACTAATTTATTTCCATCGCCAAAATTATGAAACCCAAGTCCTTCTGGTTCAACATGTTTTCCATTCATTCCAAGTTGCTCTTGGGTGTCATAATACATGTGGAATACCTGCCCTCTGTGAATAACGTTAACACAATATAGCTCTGCTGATACGCCGATGGCTTGGTTGCCAACCACCCAATAAACATATGGAAAATTAAGTGTCTGACCCTGAACAATCTGGTCATCACCAGTGAAGTCATAATCTAACCAATTGATACTGTATTCAACGGTTTGAATACCACGTTCGGCATCTGCCATATTCAAGATTCGATAATTAAATGATGCGTCACAATAAGCTAATAAATCATTTTCTCTATCATAATTTACCCTTGCATAGTGATGAGTATCGACTAACTTAATAACGCTGTTTATATCAAAGGTTGCTCCCGCTTTAAATTGGAATCTGACAATTGACCAGTCGTTGACATCGTTCTTTACAGATGTTATAATCCAAGGAGAACCATTAATATACTTGACACCAAAAGACGTCCCATGACCACCCATTTTAAGCTTCATTGATGATACATAATTAAAGTTCTTATCTCTTAGAGTGAAGGCAGTATAACCACTATCACCAGGGTCTGACGATTGGTACCAACTACCATCATCAAGTGGCTCTAGGTGTTGCCCTATTCTACTAATAGGATTGTCATATGGATTGAACTTACCAATTAACTTGTATGATTGATTATCAATGTGCAATTCTGGGTCCGTAGAAATATAGTCACCGTCAATATACGCTCTAATGTTTCCCATTAATGATGGAGAGACATTAATCAGGTCTCCTGTGTCTTCCCAATTCGGGTCTACTGACCCATCTGTGTTAATATGGTGCCATGAAAAACCCTTGTCATCAATGTATGTGCTGATATTCTGCTTACCAACCCATGCACTCAGCATTAATCTTTTGGACGTTTCACCTTGCGAGAAATCAAGTCCATCTGGGTGAGATAAAACTGGTGTAATTGAAGATGCGTCAGATATTGCTTTTGATAAGGCGTCAGCTAAAGCGTTTTGATAGCCAGTCAGCCATGCTGGCGATGCGACGGGTACGGTAACAAATTCGCCAAAAGCAATGCTGTTTCCGTTCGGATTTGCAAAACTTAATGTCCTTTGGATAACTCGACCAGTAGCATTAAGTTCTGGTGTAATATACTTATCCTTGAACCGAATTGTCGTACCTAAGGGAGGCAAAAAGTTTGGTGAAACAGTAACCTCATAGTATGTTCTTGGGTGATTAAATAAAGTAAGCATTTGTTTTCCCCAAGAAAGTAATCCACTGGCGGACTGAATCTGATTAGAAGTTATTACCCCTTCTAAATAGGTATTATTAAGAGACCCAGCATAGTTGTAAGTATTGTTAGCATCGTCGTCAACGATATAGCTTTTGCCATCATTTTTAGGTTCCATCGTCTCGCCATTTGGGCCATATACATAAAGCTTTGTTATTGGCGCAGATACCGTCGTTCTCTTAATGTCAGTTACGTTTTTACCGAATACTGCTTCTTCATAGACAATTGACGACGATAGCTCGTCGGTTACCTCAACGATTTTGTCAGATATTTTACCCTGACTATTGATTTTTACATATGCGGTAACTTCCACTCCAAAAAGTTGAAGCATGTTTTGTAATAGTACAGTCCCTTTTGTTTTTCCATCAAATGAATCTGTATTTTGAATAGCCACATTGTTGGTATTAAATTCTAATTCCCAACCAGAATCTTGAAATAACCTGGTAAAAATAGTCTTAATGGATTCGTTTTTTATCGTTGCCGCATCTGGCACTAAAAATGCCAAGTCTCTGAGCATCATGTTGCACACATAAGCTACAGTATTGACGGAGGCCGTCATCGTTGTTTCTTCTGTAGTCGTATATATATACATGACATACCAGCGGTCTAAATAGGCGTCGTAATAAGCTAAATAATTTCCAGCAACTATTTTATCACTATCTGGTTGTCCTTGTGGAACAGTAACAGTCCCTTGGTGATCATATTTTTTAGATTGAAGATTAGTATTAACTTCTGATCGATAGTTGTCATCCGTCCCGACACTTACATCATCATCATATTGAGTGTTTGAGCTATCTGTGTCTGCGATTTGCATTGAGATAGAGTCGCTAGTGAATTTTGTAGCTCCATCAGTCGTTAATACACCAATGTTATTTAAATGTGAGTCTAAAATTAAATACTGATTTCCGAGAGACATAATACTCCTCCTTATATGTATGAATGGGTATCCCCATCCTTAAAGCTTTTTAGGTAAATACTTCAAAACTATGTTCGCGTCGTCTATATCCCCAACCATATTGAGACTGTTAACTCCAGGCTTTAACTTTGGATAGCTAGTGGACCACACAGGGTATTCAATTTTTCCCCCAACGGTTGTTTTTTGTGCCTCTGAGTCAAGCATAATCTCATCACCAGCGTTTGCAATATATGTTGGTGTGTTATTGTTGCTTATCGCATTGTGCTTGTATACTTCAAGACTAGTTAAAGACATATATGGGTCATTATAATCAACTTTTTGAATATCCTCGGTGATAGGGCGCTTACCAAAGAAGATAGCAAAACCACCGAGCGCTGTATTATAACTGTTCCCAGTTTTGACCGGCTGTTGTGAACTCACAATCAAATACTTGTTTGTATCACGATAAGCCTGCCCGTTAGACAAATTGTGCTGAGT